TTATTACCTCATTATCTTTAGCAATGGATGACAACCTTTTCATGATTTCATCTCTTACTTGTGGGTACTCGGAAGCAATATCACGCAATATGCCAATCAATACTTCTTGTTTTTGTTCAACCTCTAAGATCTCTTCTGCTAATTCTTTATTTTCTAGCAACCCTGCTTTTTGTAGCATATCGATTCTTTTAGATTCAATATCTAATACTAATTTAATTGCATTAGTCTTTGCTCCAAGATTATTGTTTAATCCAGCCTCATCAATAACTTCGTAGGCTTTAGAAATTAACTTACCATAGTGTTGGTCTGCTGCTGCTAATGCTTCTTTTGCTCTGCCTCGAATTGCATCGTTAGCAGAAGCCATAACCTTCCACTCATTTATAAGTGCAACAACTCTAACTCTAGGCATACTTAAATCTTTTGAAATCTTGGTTGGGTCGCTACCCTTTAAATATTCTTCTACTACTTTATTTATTTGATCTAAATGCTCAATAAGTTCAACTTCAGTTGACATGATTTATTCCTTCAATTCTATAGATTTCATCTTGAATATAAAAAATTGCTTTCTTTAAATCTTCAACATGTTTCTCTTCGTTTTTTAATCCTGCTCTCCAAAGATACTTAATAGCGTTACCTATATTAAAATTTCTATGTCTAGTTATTTCTAGACACTCAACGCCAGATGGATCGCTAGTGTAATGCTCTGGATGGCTAACTTGATCAACTGTAATTTTTAAATGATCGCTCATCGCTTAGACTTCCTCAATCCAAATTTTGCAAGGTAAACGTAAACAGTCTCTATTGTACATCCACACTCCTTAGCAATCTCCTCTGGAGTCTTTTTATCCATAACATATCGTTTACGCATAAAGACTTCTGATGTATACAGTTTAGCAGCCATATCGTTATTTGTCAACTTCGTTTAAGTTAATATCATAATCAAATCTATCTGAGTTTTCCATAATCCATTTATCTTGATTTTCAACATCATATTTTCTTTCATTGATTATTCTGTCAATTAAGTATTCTTTTTCAAGAGTAAATGATGGTTCATAGATACGAACTCTATTATTAGGTTGAATAGCAAAGTTTCCATCGTCTCTTTGTATAACATGCCCACACTTATGGTCTGCTGGACTTTCTGAATACCCATCATCTAAAACATTTGTATCTGGGTTATGCCAGTCCAGTGTAAACAAATATGTTCCCTTATGCATTGTTTTTGTTCTATCTATATAAGACATTCTAAGGTTAGTTAAGTTTTCAAATTGAGTTACAGCAATATGATGACTAAAAGAATTCCACAAAACTAAATTGTGAAGATCTGCTTCAGGAACTCCTGGCTCTGTACAGAAAGCAGAAATTGGAAGCCTCCACCAAAGACCACCATCTGGCATCATTATATGAAATAGTGGACTTCTAGACTTTAAACTTGAAACACCAAAGACTACGCACTCAAAATATTTGTCGTGACTGTCTTTATGATTTCTTAAATAGTTTCCTCTTACATAACACGAAATCGGTGGTATGTTTGCATTTAACTCTGGCATTACTTGTCAACTCCTATTGCTTTATCCCAGTTTTTTATAGCCCAATGCCCAATACCACAAGCATCTGCTACATCGTTGTCAGTTATAGATCTATCATACTGCATATTAATAAACCTTATTGTTCTTTCTTTGCGTAAATTTCTTTCATAGGTTTTATACCAAGACTCTGACTTTCCAGGATTTGCTGATCGTATGGCAAACTTTTCATCCTTATCAATTTTTTTATTACCAATAAAGTTTTGCCATGTTATTGGAGAAACTGTTCCTATAACTTTTGTGCCAGTTAATCCTGCTGCTCCTAACAAGGCTCCTTGAACAAGTGCTAAATCTGCAGCAACTTTTGGACTATTCATAAACACGGTATGTTCAATAACTATGGCTTCAAACCCTCCATAATGATCTAAGAATGATTTAGTTTTATTGCATGCATCCATAACTTTTTCATAATTTGTGTTACCTTCAAAATTAATCTTGCCAACTGTTTCAAGAATTTCATTTTCAAATAAAGCAAATGCAAGGCTGTTTGTACTGGCATCAATAGCGCATATTTTTTTTGGCTTAACGGCAAAACCCCATTTATTCTTGTTCATACTGGATGTAGCCTTTAATTTGATTAAGCATTCTATGTAATTCTTTTGGATCTACGGTGCAATTTGGACAATAGTTAACGTCGTTGTACATTGAAAGCGTAGTTCCACAACCTCTAGCACATTTTCTATCTTTACCAATTCTTTTTTTTCTTTTATTTAATGCCTGTTTGTTAGCAATTTTTATTTTTGTTGCTTCATTTCTACAAGTTGGACTACAGTAAATTTGATAACTTACTGTAGCATCAAACATATTCTCGCACCAACTACACGGCTTCACTTAAACCCTCTAGTGGAGCAATTTTAATTACTCCTGGTCCTGCATCAGCGCAGGCCTTTTGGACTGGACAAGCCTTACAAATTTTTGAATTTGCACGATAGTTTTTATTAGGAAGAGTTCTATCTTCCCAAGCCTTGCGTACTTCTCTTAGCCAGTTAAATGTATTGTCTATCCATTGTCTGTAGTAATCATTTACACTTACTGGAATTGCAAGAAGTTCATGGTTATTTTTATTTTCATATAGTAGCACTCCATCTTTTTTCTTAAGAATTTTCATATACAAAAGTATTTGAATAAGATGGCCCTTTTTAGCCTTATTCATTCTTTTATAATATTGAAACGCTTCTTCTCCGCATGTTTTAATTTCCAATACAACTTCTTCATCATTAATAACTAAAATACCATCTCCATATCCAAAGATTGGAGGATCTTGGTTACTAATTTTAAATTCAGTTGTTGGCTTGCCAGTTTTTTCATCAGTAAATACTTTTGCTATTCCAGAATTAAGAATTGCGTCTTGAATTCTTCCATGAGATAACGTACCATTGCCCATATTTGCAGCAGAGAATGGAGTAGTCAAGTCATCAAACTCGTTGCCATCAAAGGCTAAGTACCAATATCTAGCACACTCACCAAACCCATAAGCAATTGTTGATGGAGCAAATGTTTTCTTTTGAACAAACTTTTTGTCACGACCCACAAGATAGCCTTTTTCAATAGCCTCAACTAAAGATTTAGTATCTATGTGACTTTCTGCCTTTGTTTGTTTTACCATTACTTGTTGTAGTAAACTTTTAGTCATTATATTCCTTTGTTTAGATAAGTATACACTATCTGGTGATATATTTCAGTGCTGACACTAAATTATTTACTGCTTCTGCTGCAGTATAGTAAATGTTTTTCTTTCCCCTGTTACTTTTATCAACATTTGCCATCCAGGTTGCTTTCAATGCTAACTTAGCAGCAATAGCCTGAAGTCTAACAATTTCTAAGGTTGCAACTTGAATAGGAATGTCTGGTTTAATAATAAGTTTAGCAATCATAGTTAGTGCAGTTGTAAGGTCTTCATCTTGCATAAACTCTGCTATATCTGACAGATCATTAAGTTGTTCTAGTGTTGTGGTTTCCATGTTATCCTTTTTTGTTGTATTGTAGTTTAAGTATATTAGCACGAGATCTGATGTCTGCTTTAAATTTTAAATTTATTGGTTTTGATAAAAGACTTGGATTTGAAAACTGACAAAGCAACATATCCACATAATCTTTACTATCAAATAATACTTTTTCTCTCCAATGAACTTGGTGGGTGCCGGAAAAAACTAACCCTTCATTTTCATGTAATTCAAAGTCGTTATCTTCTACAAAAATTTTCCACAATCTATTTGAAGAAAGTTGAATGTCAAATGTTAATCTTGCATATTCAAAATTATCGTCTACGTGGGGTGGTAAATTTGGAACTCCATATTTTAAGTTATATCTAGCAAAAGAAATGCTTTCAAGTTTTAATGGGTGCCCATGTGCTTCTATTGCTTTAGAAGTAATAATATCAACTAGTTCTGTTGGAATTGGAAGATCTACGCTTTCCTTGTCATTGTCCCATAACATTTTAAAATAAAGTCTTCCCAAATCTTTTTGTTTTTTATCTGAAC